CGCCCCATGCTGCCGCGCGGCATCAACCACACCCCCCGCCGCTGACATGCCCACCCTGCGCGACCTCATGGCCATCGTCTGCCGCCACGCGGAAGCCCGCGGCGTGTCCTTCGGCGAGCAGTGCGCCCGCGACCTGGAGACCGAGATCCGCCGCGCCTTCCCGGCCGAGCGGGTGTACATTCCGCCGGCCGACTCGCGCAAGGACCCGGGCCGGGCCGAGGCCATCCGCCAGGCGGCCAAGCGGTTGCCCACGGGGGTGGTGGCGGAACGCTTCGGGGTGAAGGTGTCCTGGGTGCATCGCGTCACCAAAAAGTGACCAATCCGGCCGCATAAGGACATGGCCCGGGCCTAGCCTTGGGCCATGTCTGCGGATATCCCCACCACCGAACCCACATCCCTGCGCGCCGGCGATACCTGGGCCTGGCGCCGCGAAGACCTGAGCGACTACCCGGCCAGCGGCTGGACCCTGGTCTATTACTTCCGCAACGCCACCGCCTATTTCGACGTGACGGCCGTCGCCGACGGCGACGCCTATGCCGTCAGCGTGGCCAAGGCCAGCACCGGCAAGACCCCGGGCTGGTACGACTGGGTAGCGGTGGTCACCGACACCGGCAACACCGAGCGTTACGAGGTGGACCGGGGCCGCATCGAGATCCTGTCCAACTACGCCACCGCCGCCGTGCTGGACGGGCGCAGTTGGGCGCGCAAGATGCTGGACTATATCGAGTCCGCCCTGCTGTCCCGCGCCACCGCCGACCAGCTCGACCTGGTCAACGCCACCCTCGCCGACCGGGGCATCCAGCGCGACAAGGCCGGGCTCATCACCCTGCGCAGCCAGTTCAAGGCCGAAGTGGCGCGCGAGGAACATGCCGAGGCCATCCGCCAGGGCCTGGGCGGCAAGAACCGGCTGCTGGTGAGGTTTTCATGAAGCTGCCCGCCTGGCTGTCCCGCTTCTTTACCCGTCCCGCCGCGCCCGCCAAGGCAGCCTCCGGCCAGCGCATGTACGCCGGCGCCAAGTCCGGCCGCCTGATGTTCAGCGCCCCCACCGGCAGCGCCAACACCGAACTCTATTCCAGCCTGGCCACACTGCGCGCCCGCTCCCGCGCCCTGTGCCGCGACGTGGTCTATGCCAAGCGCGCCCGCACCGTGGTGGTCAACAACGTCATCGGCCAGGGCATGGGCATCCAGGCCCAGGTCATGAACAACCGCAAGCGTCTCATGGACGAGGTCAACGACCCCATTGAGCACGCCTGGCGGCAATGGTCCCTGGCCGATACCTGCCACACCGGCGGCAGCCTGCATTTCGGCGACCTGGAACGGGCCGCCATGGGCGAAGTGTTCGAGGCCGGCGAAGTGCTGATCCGCCTGCATCGCGCCCCCTTCGGCAGCGGCCGCATCCCCCTGGCCCTGGAACTCATCGAAGCCGAGCGCCTGGCCGACGATTTCGAGATCAAGCCCCCGGCCGGCGCCCGCGTCACCCTGGGCGTGGAACACGACGATTACGGCCGCCCGGTGGCCTACTACATCCACCGCCTGCACCCCAGCGAGATGCGCCTCACCCCAGGCCGCCAGATGGACGAGATCCTGCGCGTGCCGGCCGCCGACATCATCCACCTCAAGATTACCGAACGCTGGCCCCAGACCCGCGGCGTGCCCTGGCTCCACGCCGCCATCACCCGCCTCAACCAGTTGGGCGAGTTCGAGGAAGCCGCCGTGGTGGCCGCCCGCATCGGCGCGTCCAAGGTCGGATTCTTCGAGAACCCGGAAGGCGACTTGAGCGCCCTGGCCGACGGCGACGAGAACGGCACCCCCAGCGCCACCGTCGAAGCCGGCGAGTTCACCAGCCTGCCCCCCGGCTACAAGTTCAGCAGCTGGGACCCGAACTACCCCAACGAGGTGTTCGACCCCTTCACCCGCAGCATCCTGCGCGGCATCGCCGCCGGCGTGGGCGTCAGCTACGAGAGCCTGTCGCGCGACTACAGCCAGAGCAACTACAGCAGCAGCCGCCTGGCCCTGCTGGACGACCGGGACCTGTGGCGCACCCTGCAAGCCTGGTGGATCCGCGCCTTCCGCGAACCCCTGCACGCCCAATGGTTGCAGGCCGCCGTGCTGTCCCGCGCCGTGCCCATCGACATGATGGCCTACGCCAACGACCGCGCCCGCTACGAAGCCTGCAAGTTCAAGGCGCGCGGCTGGAGCTGGGTGGACCCCACCAAGGAAGTGGCCGCCTACAAGGAAGCCGAACTGGCCGGCTACATCACCAAGACCCAGGTCATCGCCATGACCGGCGGCGGCGCCGACCTGGAAGACGTGATCCGCGAACGCCGGCGCGAGCTGGACATGCTCGACGACGCCGACCTGGAAACCGATACCACCCACGCCGCCGAACCCGCGCCGGCTCCGGCGCCCGCGCCCCAAGCGAAACCCGACAACGAGGACGAGGAAGACGACCCGGACGCCGGCGGCCAGCCCGCCCGCGTCTACACCTTCAAGAGGGACCACGAATGAGCGAGCGCAAGCAAGACCCCCTGAAACTGCCGCGCCTGGCGCGCGACCTGTTCGGCACCCGCATCGACGCCCGCGCCGAAACCGAGAACGGCATCACCTTCGCCGCCTCCAGCGGCATCGAGGTGGAACGCTGGTGGGGCACCGAAGTCCTGGCCCACACCAAGGGCGCCGTGCGCATGGGCCGCATCGACGGCGGCGCCGCGCCCCTGCTGTTCAACCACAACTGGGACGACCCCATCGGCATGATCGACGCCGGCCGCCTGGAAGACGGCCGCCTCATGGTGGACGCCCACTTCTTCGACACCGAGCGCGCCCGCGAGGTCAAGGCCATGCTGGAGGGCGGCCTGCGCAACGTCTCCATCGGCTACGAGATCCACGCCATGGAAGAAGAAACCAAGAAAAACCGCTTCACGGCCACCGACTGGGAGCCCCTGGAAGTCTCCATCGTCACCATCCCCGCCGATCCCAGCGTGGGCATCGGCCGCAGCAACGATTCACCCAAGCCCGTGCGGATCACCCGCGCGGATTCCGTACCGGCGCAACCCGCCAAACCTTTGGAGGCCAAAATGGCTGAAACCCTGAACGCCCCGGCGGGCGATACCGCCACCCTGGAAGTCCGCGAAAACGGCACCCCCGAGCAGCGCATGAGCCCAGTGGAAGTCGAAAAGCGCCGCAAGCAGGCCATCATCAATCTCGGCAAGGCCAACAATGTCGAGGAGCGCACGGTGAGCCAATGGATCACCGAAGGTGCCGGCCTCAACCAGATCGCCGACGAGATCCTGGAAATCCACATGGAGCGCAGCAAGTCCATGCCCATGGCCATCGGCCTGTCCGCCAAGGAAATCCAGAAGTACAGCGTGCAACGCGCCATCCGCGCGTCCGCCTCGCGCGACTGGTCCAAGGCCGGTTTCGAGCTCGAAGCCTCCCAGGCTGTGTCCATGCACAACAACATCCAGCCGCGCGCAAACGGCTCGTTCTTCGTGCCCATGGACATCCAGGTCAGCCGCCAATATGCCCGCCGCGACATGACCGTCGCCGGCGTCTCCGGCTCCCAGTACCTGGTGTCCACCGACAATCAGCCTGGCAACTTCATCGACCTGCTGCGCAATGACTCCGTGGTCCTCGGCCTGGGCGCCACCCGCCTCACCGGCCTGGTGGGCAACATCACCATTCCGCGCATGACCGCCGGCGGCACCGCCTACTGGCTGGCCGATGAAACCACGCAGATTACGGAAAGCCAGCCGACCATCGGCCAGCTCTCGCTGTCGCCCAAGGAAGTCGCCGCGTTGACCCAGATCAGCCACAAACTGATGACCCAGTCCTCGCCAGACGTGGAAGCCATGGTCATGAACGACCTGGCGCAAGTCCTCGCCCTGGCTGTGGACGTGGCCACCCTGCGCGGCTCCGGCGCCTCCGGCCAGCCCCAGGGCATCGTTGGCACCAGCGGCGTCGGCACCTTCGACACCGACGGCACCAACACCTTCAGCGACGTGCTGGACGCCCAGGTGGACGTGATGGCAGCCAACGCCCTGCGCGCCGGCTGCGCCTACGTCGCCGACCCGGCCTCCGCCGCCCTGCTCATGGGGCGCAGCCGCTTCGCAAACACCGACACCCCCATCTGGGACGGCTCGCTGCTTGCCGGCACGATGGCCGGCTTCCCCTGCCGCGCCACCAACCAGATGGGCGCCAACACCATGCTGTTCGGGTTGTGGCCGTCTGTCATCGTGGCGGAATGGGGGCAACTCGAACTGGTGGTTAACCCGTTCAGCGACGAAACGCGCGGCTTGTCCAGCGTGCGCGCGTGGTACAGCCTGGATGCCGGCATGCGCTATCCCGCCGCGTTCAGCTACGACGCCACCGTCGCCTGATGATGCGGCTCCAGGCCATCCGCTCCCACTTCGGCCCGGACGGCAACGTCCAGGCCGTGGGCAGCGAATACGAAGCCCCGGACGCCCTGGCGCGCATGCTCATCGCCGCCGGCAAGGCCACCCCCGCCCCGGCGGCGGTGGCCGCGCCGCCCGTCGCTGCGCCGGCGCCCCAGGCCAAGCCCAAGCCCGCCCCCAAGCCCAAGCCCAGCCCCATGACCGTCGCCAGCGTCCCCGCGCTGGTGCCGGGCACTCCAGAAAGGACCGAATCATGATCCCCAGCAACATCGCCCAGGCCGCCACGTCCGTCCAGCTCCTGGCCGCCGTGGATGCCGCCGCAACCGCCAACGCCACCACCGCCACCGGCCTCGACATCACCGAGTACGAAGGTTTCCTCATCGTCACCCAGAACGTCGGCGTGGTCGATGCCGGCAGCATCACCGGCACGGTCATAACCTCCGCCTCCAGCGACCTGTCCAACCCCACCACGGTGGGCACCTTCGCTGCCGTCACCACGGCCAACGACCCCAACGTCCAGAGTCTCGCCATCGAGTGCGGCAAGTGCCAGAAGTACATCGGCTACATCGGCACCATCGTCACCGGCGGCGCCCTGGTGGCCGTCTCCGCGGTCGGCGTCAAGAAGTACGTCTAAGCGGCCGTTTTCTCGGGCGGATCGGCAACGGTCCGCCCCGGAAAGCGACCGGAGACCACCGCCATGACCATCCAGCTCACTAAAGCCACCTACGTCTCCGGCGTCCTGGCCGCCGCCGGCAGCCAGCACACCCTGGACGCCCAGACCGAAAGCTACCTGGTCCACATCGGCGCCGCCACCTGGGTGGAAACCGCCTACACCCAGGGCCGCTTCGAGGACGCCAAGATCGAATACGACAGCGACGGCGATGCCACGGGCATCGTAGGAAGGGCGAATGAGGTGGTTGGGCCGGTTTGGGCGACGGATGACGCCGGCAATGTCACGGGGTTGGTCGGGCCGGGTGGCAATACGATCCGACAAAAGCGCGTCGGCGTTGCACCCAAAATCATCCGGCTACTGCGCAACCCATTCGGCGGCCTGGAGTTGTATCACCCATCCTACGCCGTAGGGGTCGGCGACAAGGTTTATGGCGTCTCGGGCTCCGGCACTGCCGCAGGGTATTCGTGGGTGTACGACTGGTCAACCGGTGTGCGCGCGAAATCGGCCGCGCAGGTATGCGGTGGGGCGATCCAGGCATCCACGGTCAATGGGCTATGGGCATCCTCACACGGATTATTCGTCTGCATGGCTCCGTCAGGTGG